CAAAACTAAACATTCATTATTTGGAATACTTTTTTAAATGTTTCTGCTACTCTTTGCCTATCGCCCGGACTCATAGGAACTTTACAGTGTATTACTAAAGTGTCGCCTTTTTGGAGATTTAGTTTTTGAACATCACCCAAAATTTCAAAGGCTAGTTTACTTGTATTTGCTTCTGGCATATTATCCTTAAAATGATCTTGTTACACTATATAGTAGATCTTCAAGGTCGTAAGTTTTATATTTGGAACTTAATTCAAATTCTTCATCTGGCACTAGATGCCAATCATCTATACCCAAAAGCTCAAATGCTTCACGTCTACTTATGGGCTCGTTACGCATATGACTGACCCATACCACTGTCATCATTGCGCAGACAAATACTCGTTTGTCTTCGTATATGCCGTGTAATTCACACCAATCTACAGTCTGTTTAAGATAATAATCAATATCTTCTACACGATTTTCTAATTGGCTTATCCAGTGCTGTGTATCTTCACGGGACCAATATTTTGTCATACTCTAAAACTTTCCCCGCAACCACAACGATCACGTTCATTTGGATTAACAAAGTCAAAACCTTCGTTTAAACCTTTTTTAACCCAATCAACTGTAAGTCCATCAAGATATACTAGACTCTTTGCGTCGACTAGTACTACAAAATCTTCTTGTGCAAAATTGGTAACACCTGGCTCAGGCTCATATTTGTCTACGTATTCTAATGTATAAGCCAAACCACTACACCCAGTAGTTTTGACTCCTAGTCGTATTCCAATGCCACCTTTACGGTTATCAAGTAGTTGCTTGATTTTCTGTTTGGCTATGTCTGTTACGATAATCATCTACTGCGGCTTTGATAGCATCTTCTGCTAGAATAGAGCAATGTATTTTAACTGGGGGCAATGCTAACTCTTCGGCGATGGAGGAATTTTTGATTGTTCCTGCTTCGTCGAGAGTTTTTCCTTTGAGCCATTCTGTGACGAGGCTTGAGCTCGCAATCGCCGATCCGCAGCCATACGTTTTAAATTTAGCGTCTGTAATAATGCCTGTATTATCATCTACTTTTATTTGTAATTTCATTACATCGCCACAGGCAGGTGCTCCAACCATACCTGTGCCAATGCTAGGATCATTTTTGTCAAAGCTACCTACGTTACGAGGATTCTCATAGTGGTCAATAACTTTGTCTGAATATGCCATAATTAACCCTTTTTAAACATTCCTAATACTTTAGCCTGTATAGTTTTTGCAAACTCAGGCTGTGGAAAGTTCCAACCTACAAATGCGCCAAGGGCAAACCAAAATAATGTTTCTAACATAATTGTTCCTCCAAATGTGAACAATTATATTTATCGTTATTTTCCAGCAGATTCTTTACGAGCGTTTTTAACTGCTGTTACATCGTTACGCACTTCTTTGCAGAGTTTAGCTAACTCTTGTAGATGTTTACGAACACGAGTACCGGCAGCACCGACTTCTTTATCGTAGAACTTTTCAAAATCACCTTCCATTGATTCTACAATTTTTTGAAAATCTCCAATTCTATTTGTTGCCATAATAAATCTCCTTGTCTATTAATTATTATTGCTCTTTTATTAGAAACGCAAAACTGGTTAAACTCCAGTTATACGCTCATAAATTTCTTTCCAATTTTTTACACGGGGTATATTTGAATTTTGAAAATCCATATTATGTCCGTGTTCCATAAGTAGCGGCTTGAGACCTACATTTAGGCCCACTTCACAATTAACTATTTTGTCTTCAATCCACCATAGACCTGTGCCTTCATATTTTCTAAGCACATCATCTTTGTCAGCACCTGTATCTAAAAATATAAATTTTTCAAATGCTGTTTTTCCAAAAAGTTTTTGCAAATTCATTTTGCGCAACTCTTGTGCATTTTCATCTTTACTTAGGCTTGTGATACAGTGAAAAATATAGCCATGTTCTTCATGTAATCTTTTTACATAAAACATAGCATCACGTAGTGGGGGCAAAAAACCAATGGCGGCACTTTCGTTAAAAATTTTAATTAACTTTCGTCCTTGTTCAGGATCAATGCCGTACCTTTTGCCTATATTGTATTTGAACTCGCCGCCTTCAACTTTGTTAAATCCGTGAGTTTGTAGATAAACATCAAATGCATATTCCCAATCAAGGAGTACACCATCTGCGTCAGTCAAAATAATCTTTTTCTTCATGCCTTAAGCATAACAATTATTTTTTGATAAGTCAAATTAATTGGCAAATACGTTTGAAGATCCGGAAGTGATTGACCCTGCATCAGCAGAATCACCAACCCTTCCAATTGCTTTGTTATTTACGAACACATTGCCAGACCCCACATTTATCACAGCAGTGTGTGTGACTGAACAACCGCGGCCTGTTAGCCTGTGGACTACCGTGGGGTCACCTTGTCTCTCTATTCCTATGTTATTTGCAAACACATTACTAGATGGCCCAGTCAAAGTTGTAGTTCCATCGCAACCATGACCTGTTGCAATTGAATCTCCAATTCTAGCGACTGCTGGCATTATGCTAATTTAATTCCTGTTGTTGCTTGAATAAATTGATCAGCAAATCCTTTATCTGTTGCTTCTGCTACTGCTACAACACCTTTAAGAATTTTAATTTCTTTATCAGGGCTGACAGTAAACAAATATGGCATTAGTGCAGGACCATTTGGACCCATTCCAACTACCATTGGACGATGTACTTTATAAAATAACGGTCCATCTTCTATCAATTTACCAATTAATTCTTCACCGCTTGTAAGTTTGAAAGTAATTACTTCACCTTCTGATACGCCTTTATCAATTAACATTTTTATCCTTTTAAGTGCTGTCTAAGTTCTGTAAATCCGCCTATTAATTTATCGTCTAAAAAAATCTGTGGGACAGTTCTGGCTGTGGGTACTGCTTCTAGTAGATCTTCTCTAGTGTATCCATCACCAATTTTACGTTCTTCAAATTCAATTCCTTTTTGTTTTAACAAGGCTTTAGCCTGGTCACAAAATGGACAATTATACTTACTCCAAACTATTGCTTTCATTTCAATCTCTTTCTTAAATGCTGGGAAGTTCGTCGTAGTCTAGTTCATCACTCATAACACCAATAACATAATTGGTTGATTCGCTTTCTTGCAACGCTGTTTGCTTCTTACTTGTGTCACTATGTTTGTTAAACCAAGGAATAGGTGTAGTTTTAGGGGCATGTTCCCAATACTTAATACCAATCTGTTTAAGTGCATCAAATGCAGTAAAGTCAACAAAATCTTTTAGAATGTTAGCATTAAGACCAATTACAGGACCTAATTTAAACAAGTAATCAGCCCAACCCTTTTCTTCTGCAATAACATCTTTATAAATTTGAATGACTTCGTTTTGACACTCTTGTGCAATCTTAGCAAAACGAGGATCTTCCTTAACTACTTGATTAATTATATAGGCTGTCCAGCCTTTATGCAATAGTTCATCTTGTAAAATTAGACTGATAATATTACCATTTCCAATAAAGATTTTATTTTCAACCATTGCTAAACTTGTGGCAAAACTAACCATAAAGCGGAATGCTTCTAAAGCATAGCTGGCATGTAAAGCTAGGTATATAGCTTTGATGTGTTCTTCTTCAGTGACCTTCTCGCCTAGCTCTTTACGACAATTAATTAAGTGTAGTCGGTCATAGTAACCGCCAACGCTACTTGCCATATCCACAATTTCATGTGTATCATGTATAGTATTGAACACTTCTTTAGGCACGTTGTAGATATTGCGAATAATGTGGCTGTAACTACGACTGTGAATGTTTGTTTCAAAAAATGTCCAATTATAAACTAAAGATTCTAACTCAGGTAAACTAACTACGGGCGTGAAAATTTGACTTGGACCACGACCTTGTAAACTATCTAACGCTGTTTGACGTAGTAAGTTACTGGTAAAAATATGTTTAACTGCATCACTTGCATCTTTAAAATCATTTGCGTCTTTACTGAGACTTATTTCTTCAGGCACCCAATAAAAGCCACGTGCAGTTGTTTCAAAATCCACAATCTTCTTATACTTTACTTCTTCAAAACGTTGTATGGTAACGGGCCCGGCAGGGTCAAGAAACATTTTACGATTTAGATAGTCTGTCTTTGTTTTTAAATTATACTGTTGTTTACTCATTTATAGTTTCCTGATGCAAGTACAATCTTGCAAATATGTTCTAATCTTTCAATATGTTCATATGCACGCCACGGACTAGTATCAATTGCGACTACGCCGTGACCTTTGATTCCTACAATGTCATAACCGATATTACCATTACTATCTAATTGTAACATTTTATGGCATTGGTCTGCAAGCTCTTGACTTATTGGCGGTACATCTCCAACATTAGGTGCTACTTTTGTGTAGCGATTAAGTTCTGGAAATGCATCACTAATAGTACTGAGGTCAATACCGGCATGCATGGCGGCAATACAGTAAGTAGGATGTACATGTACAACAACACGAACTTCTCCACGGTGCTGGCCCATTTCTTTTTGTAAGCCAAAGTGTAAAGGAATCTCTCCACTAGGCTTTAAATTGGCGCTTATGTCAGTATACTCTAATTCTTCATAGTTATAATTAAATGCCGCAGAAC